TACGATTGCCCCAGCTGACTGTAGTAATTGCGAGAGGCAACGATGCTCCGACCTGACCCTTAGTTTGCGCCCATCGAGTGCCTTGATGTGACCTCTCTTAGCCGCTGTCTTTAGGTTTCTCTTTAAGGTAGAAAACGCTGGGACAGCATGATCGTAGTTGTCCTTTAGTTGTTTACCCTTTTTTGCACCACCACCAGCAATAGCCCCAATTAGACGATCACCGCCTCCAAAAAGTTGAGCATAAATATACGTTTTGGCCTGAGACCTTGTAGCTAGACCAGCCGCATGTTGGTTGTAGGTGTGTATGTCACCCTCAAGTATTTGCTTAGAATACTTGCCGCCATCATAGGGATGAAGGTATGAAGCTAAGAGCCTCAATTCGATCCCAGAAAGGTCTGTACCGCAGATATGCCAGCCCCGTGGTGCTGTGAACAACTCACGACACTCTTTGCCATAAGGTGAGCCAGAACTAGGCACTTGCTGTAGGTTTGGAGATGTCGCTGTGGCGCGGCTTGAAACACATCCATTGCTGTTTAGTCGGTGTCTTAGTTTACCATCAGCACTGACCTTCTTGAGCCATGCCCCAGCACCTTCAGCCAGCATACCAATCCTCTTCTGAATTAAGAAGAACTCAGCAAGCCTCTTAGCCTCTGGATACGGAAGACTAGCCAAGATGGTTTCGTCAATCTTAGCCTGACCATTTGGCGTGTAGTGCTTTGGTTTCCACTTGTACTTGTCCACTAGACATCTTTGGATGTGTACCCTTGACGCTGGGTTAAAGTAGATTGTCTTTGATTTAACAAACAGTTCACCTTTGACATACCCACGGGTCTTATTGTTTGACTTTGGGTAAAAGTCCTCAGTCACTTCCCAAGGTGGGAATAGTTCCTTTAAGTTTTCCTCAATGACATGGCGTTTCTGTGCAAGTTCAGCATAAAGTTCACCAGCTTTCTTCTCGTTGAAAGTCCAGCCGTTGCTACCAATCTCACGACAGATAGAAGCCATACGATGCTCAAGGTCTATAGACTTCTGAGTAGGCTCAGTCCTCATCAACTTCTTGTATAACGTATCAGTCACTTGAGTATCTTGGACACAGTATGACATCATCGTTTCACTGTAGGCTTCCCAGCCGCCATCGTAGTCATCCTTAAAGTCACCAAGGCGAAGACCCCAAGCCTTGAGGCTATGGCTTCCCCAGAGTTTCTTAGGAAACTTAGAGACACTGAAGTTGCGTTCAGCATCCTCATTGAACATGTCGCCATGTATTAGGCGCGATAGAACTAAGGTGTCAGTCACCTTGGCTCTAGTTGTCCAGTTTGGATAGACTATTTGTATAGCTGGGATGTCGTAGTCGATGATGTTGTGACCGATGATCTCATCAGCATTTGCTAGTAGCTCAAGTGCGTCCTCGATCTGGTCTGGGTTAAACTTACGGACTTCACCAGTGTCCACCTCACGACAGACAATGCACCAGATAGTGTGGATGGTGTCTAGTAGCCCGTTGCTTTCTAAGTCCCATATCCACCGACTCATCGCTTGTCACCAGAACCCTTGATAACACCGCGTTCTTGACGTGACAAAAGTTTGACATGGTTCATGTGCGCTACTGTATTAAGGTCTAATCCGAGGTCTTTTGAGAGTGCCGCAATGTACCAGAGTACATCTCCCAACTCGTCTCCCAACTCTTGCTTTTTGTGGGCTGAGATTGTTGAGTTGCCTTTGAAATCTACATCGTTGTCTCTGATGAGTTTCTTGATCTTACCAAGGACTTCCCCTGCTTCATTTGCTAGACCTAAAGCTGGGTAGATAACTTTCCACTTGTAGATCATAGTCTTTGCCGCATCTGCTTGGTATTCATTCATTGTGTATTCGTGTGTGCTCATCGGAATAGCTCCCCTTGTGCATTGAGTTGTCTTGTTGCTTTGAAGATTTGCTGATTGCGTCCATACGGACTTTTGCGCTTCCCTATGACTTCGATAAGCCCAGCGTCTTTCAGCCATTTAAAGTGGTTGGTGATTGAGCCATACGGCATGTGCTTGAGTGCCAGCTGTACCTGTGCACTGATGCAACCTTTGCCGCCAGCCGCTTGGATGACATCAAAGACCATCCGAGTATTCTTTGTTAAATCTGTGTTTGCATACGCCTCTCTGGACGTAGTTGATAAACCACGCATACGTGTTCCTTTGCTTTACTAATGTTGTTTTGTTTGGGGAAGTTTTTAGAAACCGAAGTTACTATCAGTGGCAGTAAGTCTGCCTGTTTCGCGGTTGTACTGAAGTTCATCCGCTTGGCCTACGAAACCCGTATGCCTATTCTTTAGTACGACAAGTTCTCGCTTGCCTGATGTTGGGTCTTCACTGTCCACATTCATAGCAATACAAGCAGTCGCCAGCTGTGCTAAACTGTGACTTCCTCTAAGCTGTGACAGCTGTGCTCTATCGCCGCCTTCGTGACCTCTTTCGGAGTTTGGCCTCTTCAAGTGGGACACAAGGATTAACGCTAAGTCTAACTCAGTACACAAGACTGTCAGGGTGTGCATGATGTGATCTATTAGCACCCTCTCGTTGTCATTTGCTCCAGCATATGAAGACACAAGAATACTAATGTGATCTAAGAATACGACATTACAACCTAGTCCATGCTTCATGTATCTGATACGATTACAAATGGTGTCTATGTCAAATGAACCAAAGTGATCAAAGAGGTAGATTTGACCATGAGACAGTAAGTCATCAAAGCCAGTCTTTATCTCTTCTGCAGTAGCCGCATCCTCGTCAATCACAATGTTTCTGTTGATGTGGAGACCCACGAGACCTTGGGCTGTTCGCTTGGTGCTTTCTTCTAGCATCAACATGCCAACCCGTGTTCCTGACATGTGTAAGTTGTAAGCAATCTCACGGATTAATGTAGACTTGCCTGTGCCACTTCCAGCCACAATAGTCACAATGCCCTGCCGTATACCTTTGAGCATGTTGTTAACTCTTGGATACGGGTACTTCATTGGACTTTCAGCGTCGGGAGTTGCTACAGTCTCACGCATGTCAGACATCTGGACTATACCATCTGGCCTGTAATCAGCGGCTTGGTGGATAGCATTGATGATTGCTCCAGCCTCACCTTTCACAAGACACTCATTGGCATCCTTGTGTGGTAAGACAGCAATCTTAACTTTACCAATGGGCAAGACTTCAGCGCACTCAATGGCGGCCTTACGTCCAGCTTCATCCTGATCAAACATCAAGATTATCTCTTTAAAGTTGTTGAGGTAATCTATGTTCTCCAATAGGTTCTTCTTTGCGCCAGCACTGCCATTCCTCACAGATATTGTAGCGAATTTATGCTGTTGCACTTGACTGACGCTCATGGCGTCTATCTCGCCTTCTGTAATGACCAGCTTCTTACCAGCTGACCACAGGTGCATTCCAAACAGACCAGTAATCTTACCAAGTGTAGGAAACTGCTTGTCTCTGGTGCGTATCTTCTGACCTTCAGTTTTACCTTTAGCATCCTTGAAGGTTGCGACCTGTATTGGCTCACCTTTGTTGTCTTTTGTCACAAAGTAACCAAACTTACGGCATGTGGCTTCAGTCAACTTTCGTGACCTCAATTCCATGAAGTCGCCGTTCAAAAAAGAGTTGGCTGCATTTGTCTTTTCGACAGTTACTATTTCACCTTCAGCTGGGGTGTGTTTTAGACAACTAAAGCAGAACATATGTCCATCGCTGTAGAGGCTGTTTGCATCCGATGACCCACAGGCATCGCATTGTTCGTGAGACACAAAGGTGCTCTCTTCTTGTTCAACCATCTCTTTCATTCCAATAATGTGTAAAATCGTGATCGTTCAGTCCTTGGATGTTCCTATGCTTCTCATAAGCACCACAGAACTCGATTAGTGCATCAAGTTTCTCTTGTTTCTTATCTGACAGAGTGCCTTTTTTGTATTTGTCACTCATTAGTATTCTCATCAGCTGTGTTTGTGCATATCGTATGCCTACAAAGTTTCTCATGTTTCTTGCTTCCCTTAAAATAAAAAAGGGCGATCCTAAGACCGCCCCATGCTCTCTTTATCCAGCCTTCGCTGGTCTTGTAGCTACCGCTACTTGGCTTGCTTCATGCCTAAATGACACTCTTCAATCCACTCATCTGGTATTCGCTTATGTGCCCAAGCGAACCCATTCTTGGTACAAAAGTCTGCATAAGAAGTCTTAGACCCCTTATACAGTTTCGCGTTTGCATTCTGGAAAAGAAAACGTAGATCAAGGTCTGGCAGTTGCTTCTTAATCAACACATGCTTCTGTCGATCAGCTGTAACCCAGCGTCCTTTGGTTTCTAAGAACCATACACCGCCAGCCTTCGGGAGAATGAAGTCTGGAGTGTACTTGGCAGTCCGCGCTGGGATTAGGTATG